TGGAGCAGTCCAAGTGTAGTTGTTACCAAGCACGAATCCGTTGGCAGATGCGGGAATGAATAGAGCATTAGCACTGGAAGCGGGAGAAAGCCCTTGGTCGGTGTTGTGAATGTATAGACCATCACTCCTTACAATTCCAGCTACATCCACCTGACAACCGTTGTTGTTGTTAGCAGTGGCAGATACACCACCCTCTATGATATCTACACCACGGGGAGCACCAGCTCCAATACTCTCACCACCACCATTAAAAAAGCGAAATAATCCGGGAAAACCACCCTGAACGATAAGTTCGTAGAGTCCCATCCCTCCAGTCGCACTTACTACGGATGAACCACCATATGCTAATCCACCAGCACTGGCAAGAGCCCAACCAGCATTGGGAACTGGACCGCCAACGGGGTAAGGGGCTGGAGTTGCTGTAGGAGGAGTGCCAACAGCCGGAGAACCAGTAGAGTAGAAGATGTTATTGGGGTAGTCAGTGACAGCGGCGGTATTTGTGCCATATACAATTAGAACATTGTTGTGTGGCGGTCCGTAGTTGTATGTGGCATTCCAAGTGGGACACTGATAAACTACTTGGGAGGCGTTGGTGTAATAAGCATTGTCAGTCGTCTGGCTACCAACACCGTTACCTAACACTTGATATGTGCCACCACCGTTTGTGCCGAGTGTGCTCTGGAGTATCTGGGGATTAGAAGACACCCAACACGCCACTACCTCTTGTGCTTGAACCGTGCCATTTGCCGTTAGACCACCGTCCAGAGAAAGACCATCACCACCAGAGAGAATGCCATCCGCAACAAGAATGTTGGAAAGTCTGACTGGAAACTGCGAATTGTTTAGCACAGTGGAAGCCATCTTCTATTATAATTAATACACCGAAAAAAAATCGCCGTATTGATTATTTTGATAAAAAACCGATTCTAAAATTTACATAAGCCGGGCTGAGAGACCACGGCTACGACGACCACCAGTGCCACCACCAGTGCCATCGCCACCAGTTCCAGCACCCGTTCCAGCACCAGTGCCGTAACCTACTGCTCCGAGAGCTCCCTTAATCTTACCCATTGTGCCAGAGTCGCCAAGCATTCCCTTGATGGCAGAAATACCGGGCTTTGTGGCGTGATAGACATCCTTTGCCTTGGAGAGCACATTGGCAAGAGAGCCGAACATACCAGCACCACCCACATAACGCTGGAGCATATCACGAGTCCCCATAGGAGCAAGAGGAGCAGATATAATATCTTGTTCGGAGAGCACACCCTTGATGATACGGGAAGAGCCACGAATGGATTCAAAGAACCCGCTGTTAGCCGTAATAACGAATAGCTGAACCCCAGCTTGGGTTACAGCAGTGGTATTCTTAATCTGGAGATTGAACTGGAATGTGAAGTTACCTACAAGTGATGGTGCTTGTCCCGTCTGAAGTGTGATATCTTGGGAAGGCTTGAGGACAAGCAGACCACCAACCAGAGGCACACGACCACAAGCACCACCACCAAAGTTCTGGCTTGAGCCACCAAGAGAGCCTTGCTGGAGAGCAGAGCCCATATGGGCGGCACCAGACCAAGTGTTCCAGTCCATATCCAGACCGTTCTTGATAGACATTGCGTATAACTGCTCTGAAGTCTGGGATGAGAGCAGACCGGAGAAGTTATCAAAATTTACCGTTAGAGGAGCAGTGATACCATCAGCAGATGTAGCTACGGGGAAATAGAAATCGCCATCTCTGGGAGTTAGTGTAGTGGGATTGGGCTTGACATAGATGATGAAAAGGTCTGGAATCTGGGGAAGAGTGATGGTCTGGCTCTGAATCTGAACCACTGAACCGGGGGCAATGGGAGCACCTTGGTATGCCGTAATGTAACGGGGGAACTCCATATAGGGCACAACGGACTTAGGAGGCAGAGGCACATCCAGAGAAGGCGTTAGGAACTGGCAATTTACACGGGAATTAGCAAAAGAGCCAGAAGAAGAAGTTGCGTTATACTGAATGGCACTAACCAGACAGCCAAACCTACCAGTATTACGCACAAGGCGTGTAGGAGCTTGAAGATTCATAATTAGCTGGATGTTGTTGATGCCAAATAGACCAGTGTCCCATTCGTGGCAATCACTGAATACAAAAGGAGAAAGCACCAGCTTCTCCGTAGAGCCCCAGCGGAAATAGAGCTGGTAAGGTGTGCCAACTACCGCACCGAGGTTAGTCCAAGCTGGTGCGACGGGGACAGTGCCTACAACGGGAGTAACGGCTAACCAAACAGCACCAGCAGACACTACAAGAGAACCAGCGGGGTAAGTAGAACCAGCTAACCAATCGTAAGGAACGCAAGGACTGCCGTTGAGAGAGATATAGTTAGCACCAGCAAAAGCGGCGGGAGCTACACCAGCAACGGGGGCAGAAGGAGCGGGAAGGGGATTACCTTGGGGGTCAGTGTAGATTACATTGGTGAAAGCACCGTTGGGAGTCTCAGAGTAATCAGTCTGGCTCTCATAACCAGCCAGAGGGTTATTCACCGCACCAGCACAGTCATTGTAAGAGGCATATCTATCCAACATCGTCGGGCAAGTCCTCTGGAGACGATTCTTCTTGTAATCAGTGAGGCGTAGAACCTCCTTGAGAACATCTTGGGAGTTAATTACGCTTGTGGTGTCATTGATGGTTGCCGTAAGGGTGGAGCAGAGGGAGTTTAGGGGGAAGGCACAAAGAGCACAATCACGACCCCACTGGGCGATGGGCTGGGTCTGGGGAGGCTGAACTTGGAGCGTGGCAACCATTGACATAAACACCGTAGAGCTCCACTCAACTGCCCTATCAACATACACATTCTCAGAAGGCACATAGATGTTGTATGTGTGCTGGGAAGATGTGGCGGCGATGGCATTGAAAGGAGCATTGGTTAGAGATAGTGCTCCCTTTTCTACAGCATACTTCGGGCGACTCTGAACGATGCGGGAGTCAAATACGGCTAACTTCTCAATGTCGGCACTCATATTCTATTATAATTAATACACCGAAAAAAAGTGGCGGAGATATTCCAAAATTTCCTTTAGAAAAGGAATTTTTGAGATAGATTGAATCAAATCCATTTTATTTGGCATCCTTGTGTTTAAACATTACCTTGATGGAAACGCTGGATAAGTTAAACATATTGATGGGATACAGCTGGTTATCCAGACGGTTCTTCCAGAAGACTTGGATGTCAATGTTGCGAATGTCTTGCTTTGAACTGGAGAAGTCGGAGAGACGGTATTCAGCAGATGGAGCGTAGTAGATAAAACGGCGATAAGAATCGGCGTTGCCAGAACTTGTATCCAGTGAGATATCAGTAATAATAGGCTGGAAAGCTGACTGAACCGTAGCTTGACTAAATCCAATGTTACCAGCACCAAGCACCACGGGAGCACCCGTAGCTTCTGATTTGATGGGGAGCAGTGTGCTGGTAAAAACAATAGAAGACACTGGAGACCAGAGTGAATCCGTAGAGCTATAATCTTGCTGAGCCAAGTAATAGACCCTATTAATCATATTGGGGGTAATTGCCGTGCCGTCCAAGGCGACTGGGGTATAGCCAAGGGGAGCAACGCCGGTATAGGGTGAAAGCCGGAAGTCTGCTATATTCTGAAAAGCCTTGTTTGTTGGTAGAATCTCATTCACATAGCCGTCTGGCACTACTCCAAGCCCAGCAATGCTTCTATCATTGTAGTATGTATTGTCATAGTTAGCATACAATCCAAACATATTGGCATTGAAAAATAGACGCATCTGGAGATGCTCTGGTAAGCCAACCACAACGGGCGGACCCGCCGAATAAGGCACTGGCGTAAATGTCGTCAAACGCTCACCAAACCCAGCACTATCCAGATAGATATCAAATTTGCTTTCGGTGGCAATAAATTTCATAACCGGAGGATACACTGTATTACAAAATGCCCCAAATGTCGCATAGGGGAAAGACCCAGCTACGCCACCAGCCGTAATGTAAGCAGAATACAAGGCATTATAAGTATCTTGGTAAGCACAAGTTGATACTGCTCCCGGTGCTGAGGGGAACTGAGCCGTGTCTAACATTGTCTGATTCCATAGATTTACCCAATGCTGGTAAGTATAGACCCAATAGTAACGGCTTGTAAGGTCTTGAGAGTTTCCTAAGTCATTACCCACTCTATTCCAGAGTGAAGAGGTAGTTGGATTTGTTCCCACTGGTGGAGCAAGAATCCAAGACGCACCCACAGCCGGTGTTACTCCAGTGCTGACGGCAATTGCTTGATAGAGCGTATTATTATACTGAACCACAGCTCCAACTTGGTATGTCTGCTGAAAACTAAAAGGATTCTGGGGCTGGACTTGGTAGAATGGCTCAGAATAAGCACCATACTGGTCTGGAGGATTCATTGACACAATCTGCCCCAGTAAATACTGAGTTCCAGCACCCCACTGACCCATAAAGTCATTGGCGGCGATATTACGAGGAGGGGGAGCTGATACTAAATTCTGAGTTTCGGGGACATACAGAATGAAGCGTGGGTCTGGCTTAGCTATAATTGAAACATTACCAGTTCCCGCTACATTCATACTCTGCGTTGCTGATACTGCCATAGCGTATGTCGTTAGATTCACATTATTCTGCCCCGTGCCTTCAGTAATATTGGGAATAAACAAAGGTAAATCTCTGTTTGCTCCGTCCATCGTAAAGCGGATGATAGAAAAATAGTAATCGGCGGCATTTCTTATAATTGCTGTGTCACGAGTTTCGTTGAACCGAATCTGAGGGTCTTTGATGGCAAGACCACCAAATGTATTCTGCGTCGTATTGTTAATAATATCCGCATTGTAATACACATAATCGGGAGCATCTTGATTATCGCCGTTTGTCTGAATGCTTGACGAAAACATCTTCTATATATTACCAACAGATTTTTTATGACATTATTTCTTAATCCAGTTAGCTGTAAGTGCGGATACAAAATTGTCTCCGCTCATTCCGCTACTCTTTACTGCCTTGTAGAAGTCATTGTCATCGTAAGACGCATACAAGCACCGGACACACGCCCAGCGACCACAAGTATTCACACTTGGATTATCTTGCTGGTAATCGTGGGTATTGTAATAAACTGGTTTGCCACTTGCTTTCATTAGTTGTAATAGACGGGGTTCATCCTCATCCAATTTTTCTAACAATGCGGGGTCTGCTCCTTTCTTAGCTTGTTCTGGCTTTTCACCGTAGGAATCAAAATAATGAATTCCATCTGGCTTATTCAGAAGGCATACCCAATGTCCCGCCGTCTCACTCTGTGTTAAATATAGAAGAATACAACGCCCTTTTTTATCAAATATTTGACTAATATTCTTAACATCGTTTAATTGTGGGTATGTTACTATGCTAATGTCATTTCCTAATATCTTTCTAATATCTGAATCAGAAAGCGGATAGTCTCTTAATTCTCCCATTCCAATATTCATTTTAATCTATAGTATAGTTAGAAAATGAATAAGCCAATACTATCCTCTAAAGTAGGTAAGGATTTTGTTGAAGTCAAATGCGTTCCCCACGAGCTACAATGGATAGAGCGATGGCTGGAGAATTTTATGCGTAGCAAGTCATTGCCACCCCAATGTGCGGGGAAGGATGCTTTTAATGAATGTATTAAATTTCTTGCTCCCTCTGATTTTTTGGCGATGCTGGAATCTTTACGGAAAGAGTTTCTTTTAATTCACCAACGCCACTTGCCCCAGCTGGAGGATTTTTCGTTTCTTCTGGATGACTCGGAGACATCTCCTCAACAGCAAACCCAACCTCCGTCTTCTTCCCGCAACAATTAGATACTAATTTGTGTCCTTCTAATTTCTTAAACATTTTATATGCTAAAAACAATACGGCTATTGTAGAAGAACCAACACCAGCTGATGCCAAGTAATTTGCTTCCATTCTAATACAAAGATAAGAAATAATTGTTGTGAAGGTTGTGAAGGCTTTTTCGCCAACCTCCCCTAAGAGCCCCATTCAATTTCCCAGAATCCAAAGTAGGCGGAAAAGGCTTCACAACCTTCACAAGAAATTGATTATGAATTCATATAGATTTATATAAAATATAGCACAGCACGATGATTTCAAAATAAAAAGGATTCTTCAAAATAAAAAAGTTGCCCCAAAAAAAAAGTTGGGTCAAAAATTGAATGGAAATTTAACCTATTATATAATCATTCAGATGAGTTCTAATAAGACTACTACTAAAAAAACTTTCAAGGCGGATGGGTCAAAAATTGATTCCACTTTCTCCCCGGATGAAAGGTTAAAAAAAATGCGTCCATCCAACGAGAATAATACCTCCGGTGTTAATCAGAAGACGATGATTGCCATTAGTAATGGACTTCAATCCACGGACAAGACTGCGATTCGCTTTGATTCAGTAGCTGACGCACTCAAACACGCTGAGATTCACTTGGATTCCTACGAGGTCACTAACCCGGATTCCAATATGGTCTATGTGGATTTGGATGGTGAAGCTGGTGATATGGATGCTGAGACCTTTGGCATTACTCACCAAGCCATTTGCGATGCCCTCATTGGTCTGCCATTCAATGTGGTAGTGGCTGAGTCATCCTCTTACCAGCAAGAGTGCTACAAGATGAAGTCGGTCGGCGATGCTGAGCGTCGCATCGTCAATAAGCTCTCCTACCGTATTCACTTTATGGATAAGCACGGCTCTAAGAAGGCTATTCAGAAGTATGTCATTGATGAGGTCTTCCCAGCCATCAAGTCTGCCGTTGAGCTATTCGTATCTAATTGCGACCTCAGCGACAAGATTGACAAGTCAGTCTTCCCTTACTTAGACATTGATGTCAGCGTCTATAAGGGCAATCGCAAGATGCGTATGATTGGCTCATCCAAGTCTTATTACACTAAGGCTGGTAAGG